ACCTGCTGCCCGGTTAAGGTAATCCCGTTGGGCAACGTAATCTGGCTGACGTACTGCTGCGGATTGGCCTCCTGGGTGAGGTTGCCGTACATGCTGGCGGGCTGTGGGCCTGAATAGACTCCGCTTGGACCCATGCTCCCCTGGCCCATCTGGCCAGCATTCGGTGTCGGGTTAAGGATGGTTGGCATCCCGCCTAACACCGCCGCACCAATGGAAGAGAACGCGCCCCCAGCCTGGACATTGCCGCTGGCCTGACCAAATGGCTGATACTGCTGGGTTCCTGCCCCAGGCTGCTGGACCGAGCCTTGATCCTGCTGACCCTGTCGGCCTTGCTGGCCTTGCTGGCCACCCTGGCTGCCGGTGGCCGTCATGGGATAGAAAAAACTTCCAGCTTGGCCGCCCTGCTGCAAGTGCTGCACGTATCCGCCGCTTTGAAAAGGGAGCACCTGCTGCTGATCGCCTGTGCCCAGGGCGGTCTGCGCACCGGCTGCCGCCGCGCCGTACGTTTGTCCTGGCGCGGGCGGGGGTGGAGGCGCGAACTGATTGGTCGATGCGCCTGAGATCATTGGAATCAGCCCGGGCGCAGCCTGGGCCTGATTGATCACCGCCTGGGCCTGGGGCGCGGCAATGGGCTGCTGCGTCTGCTGGGTCAGCTGGGGCTGTTGCTGCTGGCCTTGCTGCCCCTGCTGGGCCTGTTGCGCGCCCTGCCGCTGGTACTGGTTCCACATCTGATCCAGGGGATTCTGCTGCTGTTGTTGCTGGGGCTGCTGGCTGCCCTGCATCATCTCCACCACTTCGCTCTGGGTCAGCGGCTTCGCGCCCTGCCAGCTGCCGCCCCCGCCGTAGTTGCCGCCGGGCGTACCCATGTAGACGTTGCCGCCGCTTTCGTTATAGCCCTGGTAGTAGTTGCCGTCGTTGCCGAGAAAGACGTTCTGACCCTTGAGCTGGCCGACCGGCTTGCTCGGGTCATAGGCTACCATGCCTGCCGCGTTCGGCAGGTATGCTGTAATCATCCCAGGGGGCGCGGTCAGGCCGCTCCTCGGGTTATACCCCTGCGTACTAGGATCGTTTCCACTATAACTACCACCGGGGCCGGGCATAAATTTTAGTCTCCTTTCACCGCCGCCAGCCGCATCAGAGCCACGCTCAGATCAGTCTGGTTAGAAAACCCTGTCTCTAACAAATACTCCTCGGCATTAGATTTGAGCTCGAGGCCTTCACGTTCGAAGTGCTCGGCCAGCATGGTCCAGGCCGTCTTATCCAGGCTGATACTTAAGTTATCATCCACCCCTAACTTCTGGAGCACCCGCTCATACTTGGTCGCCTGGATCGCCCAATAATCGAATCCTTGGTGGGTCCGTAAGTAGTCGATGATCGCCTGGGTGTTGCGCTTGTAGCCCTTGCTCACGCCCAGGGCGCGCTGCAGCTTGTGAATGCGGGCATTCTGCACCATCAGCCGGTCGAACTCATGCTTGGTCCAGCCGTTGTTCTCCAGCATGCACCTGAAATCCTCCATCGTCTCGCACCCGCTCCGCTGTTGGAACCGCTGACCTTCCCGTTCGATCTCCGGTATGGAGACAGTCACGCACAGACAGTTGCATAACATCAGCGCGAGCTCTTGATTCGCGCTGTCCCAGCAGATCCGCTCGTACTCCGGGTTGTGCAGGAGCACATAGGAATCGATATGCTGCTGCATGATCTCGATGCCGTTCACCGAGATTCTGCGATCCCGATCGTATAAGGCCTGGAAGAAAGGCGAAAGATTTTCCGGGGTTGGTTTAACCTTGGGCTGGGCCTCCAGGGTGCGGAAGGTGCGCAGCACCTGGGCCGCGTCCTCGGCCTTCTGGGTGACACGCGGGAACGGCCCGCCATCAAAACTGCCGCCCCACATCTGCTCCAGGCGTTCAGGCGTCCGCTCGGTGTAATGGATCTTCTGTGCCCCTGCAAAGAACTGTTCTGCGCGCCACGCGTTGTTCGGGAACTCGCGCTTGTGGTATTCGCACCCGGCCCTGATATCCACCAGGGGCACGGTTAAGGGTTGATAGAGGCCTTCCCGATCCACATAGGTCAGCGCCACCTCGGAGTCGTCCTCGGTCACCGCGTCCCGATACCATTCGTAGATCTGGCCGACCCCGATCATCCCGATGAAATCCAGTTCACTAGCCCGCAAAGCCCCCATACTGGCCGCACCATAGATGCCTTTGACTCCTGGGTATTGCAGGGCGTAAACCACCTCTTTGTGCCACGGGCTTAAGTTCTGCGCGAATTCACCATCGATCAGAATGATATGGCTGGGGTTGTGGTTGATGACGTCCGAGAGAATGTCGCCTTGTTTGGCCGGGGGCCGGTAAATGGCATCAGGCAAAAGCTCGCCGGCCTGCGCCAGCGATAGCGACGGTCCCAGGTAGACTAACACTCTTTCTACGCCTTCTTCCATTCCTCGTCTTCCTCCACCTTCATCGCTTCCAGCTTCCTCTCCGCGTAGCTCAAGCACCGCAGGCCGGGCGTCCAGTGATCTAGGTTAACCGGCTCACACTGCGGCGACATCACGCGCACGATGCGAACCTTGTCGTTTACATAGCTGCCCATGTCCTTAACAAAGACCTCGGACACCCCGTGGCCTTTGATTAACCTTAAGAGGTAGCGCAACTCGGACTTAGCATCAGGGAAACTAACATGGCGATACTCACTTAAGGGCGAGGCCAGCGGCAAGTCAGTATACATCTCGTCGAGCTTGCTCTGGTCCATCCGCTTCATGAGCAAAAAGTGCCGCCGGAAGAGGTCGTCCCTGGCCCCGGAGATATAGCAACACCGTCCCTGGGCGGCTTCCGTAATAGCGCGGATAGCGGCGATCTCCGCATTCAGGTGACAGCCGTAACCGCCGAAGGTACCTGCGCATTGGCCGCTCAGATCCAGCAGCACGGCGGAAAAGACCGGCACGCGGTAGTCTGTCGTAATGTCGAAGAGATGCAGCTTGGCCGAGGCGGCCTCGATGTCTCTGAGCATCGCCTCGATCCGATCCGGCAGCCCGGCCAGGGGTGTGCGATGAGGCAAAAGCCCGCAATTGTCTGTCAGGAACTGGCTCAGTGTCCAGCCGTCCCGCTCGATCAATTCGTATAAGCCTGAAAGGATCGCATCTTCCAGACTGCCGCCGCTGGCCAGTCCATTGGAACTGGACTGGAAATGCGCGAGCGGTTGATGCTTGATCCTGGGTGTCATCCAGATCAGGTCCGAGGGGATAAGCTGCTTGGCCCCGTTCTGCACGTTAGTGACCTCTTCCCAGGCCAGCGGCGTGTACTCGTTCACCACGCTGGACCGGCTCGGGAAGCAATCTTCTAACGGCAGATGATCTTCTTCGGGTAACTGGTTAGCGGCAGCGATCCGAAAAGAGCCGACCGGGTGCTCAGCCACTTCGAACTCAATCGCTTCGCAAATGGCTCCGCAGCGGGCCGCAGCCTTGGTCAGGCCTTTACCGGATTGAATCGAGATCGTGGCCGACAGCGCCCGGGTGCAGCTGTAAACCGGCAGACCGATCCGGTCCAGGCCGGTCAGATCAGCCATCCGCGAGATGGCGAATTGCTCAAGCAGCTCCGGCTTGGATAAGCCGTTCACGGCCTCCATTACCGAGGCCCGCAAAGCTTTGCGTGTTTCAGGCGTAGACATAAGTGGTCTGCTCTATCACCTGATCCATCAGGAAGCGGATTAGGGAGCGCAGGAACCCAGATCTGCGCACCCGTTCCGCGAAGGCTCTGCCACGGGCTAAGTAGATCCTTCGGAAGGCTTTCGGGGCTTTGTTCATCAGCCAGTGCCGGAAATGTTTCCACCGGTTAGTGTCGGTGCCGTACACGGCCCGGGCTACTACACAAGTCATGGCCGCAACCGAGGCCGCGCTCACCGCCGTCCCGGCCAGACCGACCCCAGCTGACATCATGCCGGCAGACTGCTGGGCCTGGAGCTGTTGCTGCTGCGCGTTCATCTGGGCTTGGTTGTACGCGATGCCGTTCATGGTGGCGTAGTTACTTTGTTGAAACGAGTTGTAGGCCCCGGATTGGCTGAGCTCAGCCTGAGCAAGGTTAGTTCCGCCTAATCCGAACGGCCTCTTCTGGAACAGCTGCCCGGCACTAGCCATGTTGCCTAACAAATTCTGCGCCTGCTGGGTTTGCAGGCCGCCATAGATCGCGGCCATCTGGGCCGTATCCATGCCATACTGTTCCTGAGCCGCCTGGGCTGCCTGGGAGAGCCCGCCAGCCGTCGCCGCTGTCTGGGCACCCAGATTGTAAAGTCCCCCGGCTCCGGTCAATTGTTGCCCGCCCAGGCCCATTGTACCGGCTCCTGCGCCCACGGTCTGCGCGCCCAGGCCTTGCAACTGGCCGCCTTGACCCATGATGGAAGCGGCTTGGCCGATGTCTGACATAGCCTCGCCGCGCATGGCTTGGCCGTATTGCAGGGTGTTAAGCCCCAGCTGGCGCGCTGCCGCTGCCTGTCCGGCCATGCCCTGGCCCAGGCTGGCTGCACCCAGGGCCCCAGCGGTGCGACCTAATCCTGCCAACATCATCTGTTGCTGCGTCTGTGGCGTAATAGGGGCATTTAATAACTGCTGTCCGACCTGATATGGCGTGGCTGCCATCCCGGCCAGCTGGCCTCCCAGGCCGGCAATCCCCTGACCTATGCCCGCCTGCTGCTGGCCCAGGCCGATCATCGGCTGCGCGAGGCCCGCCATGGACGAACCCAGATTATAGATCGGCTGGGTGGCACCTTGGGCCGTGGCCGCCGCGTTCTGGATGTTCTGGATATCAGTGGTGGTCGGGGTCATTTGCCGCCCGGCGATCTGGTTCGCCAGCCCGCCCATCAACTGGGTCTGCCCGGCCTGTCCCTGGGCTACCTGCCCCGTTTGCTGGGCGAGGTTAGCTTGGTAAGTGTTATACGCGGCCTGTAACGCCGGATACCTGTTAGCAAAGTCTTGGTCGCTCAGCGCATAGGAAGCGACATCGCCGCCGATGGCCAGCTGCTCCAGGCCCATCGCCCCCTGGTAATCGAAGCTGGGAGGTGCTCCCTGAGCACTAAACTGGGATGACCCACCACCGCCGCCACCGCCCATTTTAGTTAGTCCTCCGTATACACATAAGCGTTTTCCTGTGCTCGTTTAAGCCGCATCAGCTTCATATGCTTTTCTCCCAGTTGTTCCGCCTTGTGGCAGAGCAGAAAGAGCGGGTCACCCGCCATCCGCTTCATTTGAATAGCCAGCGAGCGCACGATCTTGATGAACTCCCGTGGCTTCGATAGCTCTGGATGAAGCGCGGGATAGATCACTAGCTGCTGGATTACATGGATGTAGCCGCGCAGTTTCCCGTGGTAAAACACCAGATAGATCGGGTACCGGCGTTCGGCTGCGCAGCCGTGAAGATCCCGGGCCAGTCCGTCGACATTAAACCGGCGCAGCTCCTTCTCGTTATTGACGCGAATGAGCGAGATAGCACTTTCTTTAACTGAGTCTTGCATCGGCTATAACAAAACATCCCACTGGATCGCCCTTGGCTACCCCGGCAGCCGCTCCTGAAGCGGAGACACCTTTCGCAACCGCGCCCAGCGTGGCGGTGGCTATATCAGTGGCACTGCTGATATCGGTGATGTTCCCCGCAGCCTTGCTGCTCCAGCCATAGGGCACCACGGTGGGCACCTTGCACATCCGGCGCGGGAAGGGCACTGATAAAACAAAGTTCCCAGCACTCTGGCCTGCGCCGTAGACCGGAACCCCGTTAGTCAGGCTCTGGTAGTTGAAGCTCGACCAGTAGTATCGGATCGCGTCATGGAAATCGGCCTCGAAACTGGGCACGCTCAAATACGTGGCCACTGGCGAGGCCTCCAGCTTGACCGCCGTGACACGGATCTGGTTATTAGTCGCGGTACAGAGGTTGCTGTTGGTCGCGCTCCCGGCCAGGAAAGCGTTCTGCCAAGTCTTTACCTGGGCCGACCCAGCCTGCCACTGGCTGCCGGTAGCCAGCACCACGCCGATATAGAGGCCGGTCTGACCTTCTTGGAAGTTCCATGTGCCCATGCCGGTCGGCAACGCCGGGATATTGTTAACTTTGACCCTAATCCAGGCGCTGGCGGTGCTGACCGTGAAGTTAGCTACATAGCTGGCGTCCCGGCCCGTACTGGTCAGGTAAACCGAATAAGTGCCCGGTACACTCACCCAGACTGACAGGCCCAGAGTGAGCGGCTCGCCCAGGAGCATGGCGATGTCGCAGCCTTCAATCAGGTGCTCGTGGGCGTAAAGGTCGGTGGCAGCCAATGTTGGCACCAGCGTCGCCCCGACCGTGTACGCCTGAGCCAAAGGACAATAATCAGTATCAGGACTGGCCGCCGGGCCGGTCGTCTGACTCGCGGCCAGCACGTTGGCCAGCGTAGCCCTGACCTGAGCCATGTCACAGACCTTGGTAATGCCCGCCGGGATCGCGGCAACGCTGTATTGCTGCACTTGATAGATGCAGTTCTTGACATAGTTCTTGGCCGGTTTGACGCTCTGGCTCTGCGGCAAGTACTGACCCGAAACCGGGTCCCAGAAATACCAGACGCCGTTCATCGCGACCGGCCCCTGATCGGTGGTCGGCAGCGTGGGTGCGGGCGTCGTCCCGACCGGGTAATAGAGGCCGGTTAAGAAGTTGCTCTCGATATAGGCCGAGGCCAGCGTGCAGAATTGCTGGAACGTCTCGTCAAGGTCGCCCTGCCAGCCCTCTGGAAAAGGCGCACAGGCCAGACTCATCGGCACTAAGGTTGATCCAGCCATACGGTTACCAGTGATATTGCGGACGGGAGAGGTAGAGTTTACGCGGCCCGAACGGGTCGAAAATGAACTTCGCGGAATCAATCAGGGCGTCATAGGTCAGGCTCAGCGACTTGGACCGGCTTTGGTAAATGGGCGGCATCCCGGTCTGCGGCACCAGATGGATCGTCACCGGCGTGTTAGTCGTCTTCCCGTTGCTCATAGTTAGTAGGTAGCCTCCACTACGATGTGCGGTGTCTTGCTTTCGTCGACCGGGCAGACGCCCTGCGGGCTCTGCATTTGGCGGTCATAGAAAAATTTGAGCTGGCGGATGCCCAGGCGGCCTTGCCACTGCAACATCAATTGGAAGGCCTTATCCACGCCGCCGGGTCGATCGATCTCGATACAGGCGGCCTCGTCCGGGTTCTGATTGACCACAAATTCGCTGGTCCGCAAGTGCCTGACTTGACGCCGGTAGTTTTCGAACTGGGTGGTCTGCCCGGCAGCGACATAATAGAGGACCGATTCCTTGCTCGGGTTGCCGAACGGCCCCACATCGGCCCGCAGAGTGGTGGAGAAGAGCGCCTGATAATTCCCGGCCAGCCCGGCCACATAGCATTGGAACGGCACCGTGCCCTTCAGGTTGATTAGCATGAACTCCGCAAAAACAAACCGATAATACTCGTCGGTAGTCAGGGTAAACGCCTTGGTTTCAAATGAGCAGTGGACTGCCGTCTCCACGTCGTCGAGTTGGTTGGGAATGTAATTCTCCCAGAGATGGATATAAGCCTGGGGCGGCCCGGGATCGACCATGGGTGAAGGGCTATCGCCCGGCTGGAGCGAGAGATATCCGCTGGAATAGGCCAATTCGTAATTGTGTTGGGTCCCATCGACGATCGGGCTGCTGTACTGCACCGGGAGCGTGCCGACCCAGATGCCGGTCCAACAGAATCCGGCTTGGTTGTTTAGCTTTTCCGCGATCCCGCCATCTAAGAGCCATGTGTGCCGGTTATACAACGAGCTCGAGGGCACTGATACCATCAGGCAGTTCTCCCACACGCCCATACAGAGCTTGGTGATATCGGGAGCCAACAGATACTTGGAACGTTGCATCTCGCCGTCAGCGGTCAGAATCACCGTGGTCAGGTTCTGGGTCATGGCCCGGTCATAGGAGATGACGCCCCTGGCCGTGTAGATCCACAGCATGCCGTGCAGGTATTCCCAGCCCCAGGGAGCGATCAGGCCGACCTCCAAGCTAACATCGGACTGGAAACCCTCCGTGGTCTGCCACTGAGTCCGGTCCTGCACGAAGGACATCAGCGTGTGCAGGGAGGTGTCGGTCGCCACGAGCAAACCCTGGACTGGCGCGGCCCGCATATTCACCACTTTCCGGGGGAAGCGGAACCCGGTCTGCTCGGCCAGATACGTCTCTTCCTGAAAGCTCTGCGGATACAAGAGGTCGGAGGCGAACACGAGCTCGTCCACAGCCACCCAGGCGCGGTTATCCTGCCATTGCATCGCGGTGCCCACCGCCATCGGCTTGGCCGGGAGGCCGGTCACCGAGGTGGAGTTGATCACGCCGGAAGAAAAATTGCTCGCGTCCCAGTAACAGGGCAGGCTGACACCGTCCTGCATGATCACCACGTTCTTGGGCTCAATCACCACGATGTTGTTGCTGGCATCGTACTGGATCGCCTGGATGCCGTTCATGAACCAGATGCGCTCAGCCGTGGCGCTGAAGCTGACGCCGGCCATCTGGGTCCAGCTCTTGAACGGAAAGGGAGCCCAGTAAACTTGGCCATCCACGGCCACCATGGCGTAGTTGCGATCGTCGATGGTGCGACACCAGAAATGCCCCTGGGCCCTGCGCCCGCAGAAGCTGATTATGCGGCGTTTGCCGGGCCGGGTCTGCACCACACCGCCGCGATTAACAATGTTGACACCCCAGGCATAGGTGGCTTGCGCCAAGTCGGTCGGATAGAGAAAGCTGTCGGTGCCAGCTAACCACTGGCCGTCTATAACAAACTGGAGGTTCTGCTGACCCATTATGGCATCTGGACAAAGGAAGAGCCCCAGATCGACGGATCGACCTGTAGGTGAAGCTCCTCGTGTGGGTGTGTGGCTCGCCATTCGGCATTCAATTGGTTCTTGGCCATCTGGAAGAACGCTTGCTGGGCAGTAGGATCTGTCATCGCGGCATTAACCCCGCGCATGGCGTTCAGGATCGCGGAGCGGCTGCGCATATGCAGAGGATCGGTCAGGCTGGAAATCTTGACCCAGCGTTTCCGGTATCTAAGTCTGACTGTGACGGCCTGCTGGCCGATCTTGATCACGCGAAACTTTGGCTCACTGATATTCGGCCAGAACGTGCCCAGGGTCTGGGTGTACTGGGTGCCGTCAGTGGCATACAACGAGAGAAAACTCTGCGGCGGCCCGCCGACTAGGATGCGGTCCACCCGCTTAAACGGCAGGGCCTGATCGCTGATGTCGTAGCTGCCTTGTTCACAAGTTATTAACGCGCCTTCGTTCTTATCGCTCACCGAATAGATAGGCAAATCGTTCTGATCGATCCCATAGGCTCTGATTCTGGTTCCGGCGTCCACTGCGGAGAGCGGCGTGGCCACCAGATAAGAGGGCGAGAGTAGCGGAAAGGCACAGGGCATTTCTCCGACTTCTTCCCAACCTCCGCAAGGTCTGTTACTGCCCACCACATCCGCGTAGTCGTTATCCTGGCCCAACCCGTTCATATGAAACTCAAACCACTGGTTACGGAAACTGCCGGTGGTCTTGTTGACGTTGATTGCCAGAACGTTGTCTACATATTGCGGGAGTGTTACGTAGAAGGAGTCCCAGGTCTGAATGTCGACGTAGCCGATCAGCGGGTCCCAGATTGAGAGGTTCGCCAGGAGCTCGATGGCCTCAGTCATCCGATCAAAAATTTTGCCTTGCCCAATTGGACCAAAGATCTCGCAGGCGGCATCGTAGACGTCAGCCGCGATGATCGCATCGCGACAGGAAATATTGAGGTTGAGGGTGGGGGTTGTTTCCGCCGCCACACTGACCCGCTGGAACAGGTTCCTGGCTGCCTGATCCTCGTCTAGAAATCTGAAGGCATTTGATTCCGCCGTGCCGCCGTCATCCCAGTTCAGCGTGTCGTAAGCCTTAATAGCGATGCAAGCCGTGATGATAGCCTGCCGGTTTGATAACGGGATAACGTCGGTGGGCTGGGTGATATGGTAGGTCCGACGTCGGGCCAGGATCTTGCAGGAAACGCCTTGCTGGGAAAGCTTGATCCACTCAAACTGGGGATAGAGGACGCTGGGAGCCCACTGGGCCACGAGCGAGGTGGGGAGGACGTACTGGTTGGCATAGAGTGAAAGTGTGCCCTGGGTGACCGGCTTGGAAACTTCCAAGACCCCGTAGATCTTCGGGCCAGCGGTGCCGATAAAGGCCGTCAGCCATTGGGTTGAGCCGTCCTGATTCAGGGCGTTGACCAACACCTCGGTATTGGTGTCCGCCGGGTTAGACGACATGATAATAAACTGATTGCCGCTGGGCGGCCATGGGTGCTGGATCGGCTTCCAGCCCCGGTCCTGCCAGCTCCAGCCTGATTCAGGGTCGGCGGTGCCCGGCCCATTTATCGAGAACTCGAAAAACTGATTGCGCGTGAAAGCCGGTTGCCGATTAATATTGACCTTGAGCGGCTTCTCGACATGGGGCGGCAGACATACGTAATAGCCGTTGACGATAGGGATATCGACATAAACTAACATCGGGTCCCAGAGGACGCCGGTCTTAGTGGGTTTGTTCGCCAGCAATTCGACCGCCCGGGTCAGGACATCGAACACATAATCCTGATCGCAGTTACCCAGGACGCGGCCCACCTGGGTCAGCACATCTGAAGCGATAATCATTTGTCCTTGAAAAATTCGCCAAAAGCTTTGCGGGCGTCGTCGCCGTAGCCATTGCCGTTCTTCTTCTTGCGTTCCGGGGGCGTGATAGAGAGAATCTCCAGGCGCAGGCTACAGGTGCGCCTCTTCTCCTTGCCCTTGCCTTCTTCCCGGTGCGTGCGGCTGACCACCCGGTATTTGATGGTGGCCTCGCCCTTGTCAGGCATCTCGGCCAGGGCCAGATCGTCCACGTCGGACAACATCAGGTCCGGGTAATGCGGCTCGTCGATATCGAGCGCCTGGGACTCCCCGATGGCGTCATGGAGGCTGCGACCGAGATCAATGGATTTACTCATAAACTGAGGGAACCGATTAACAGTTGTGTCCTGCTCGGAATAGCGTTCAACCTTTCTGTGGTTTACGGACCAATGTTAATCGGCCCCTCCCGGTGCAAACTAATAACAACCTTACATGGAGTAACCGCTGGCAGAACCAGGGTAGCTCGGGCAAGTGAGGAAGTTGAAAGTTGGGTTGCAACGTTTGTAAAGCACGGGGATAACCGCGTGCGGGCGCTCCGGTCGATAGGCTCTGATCATTTGATAGATGTGATAGCCGTAGTCGCCGTAGGTATTGCAGTCGTTATCTCGTATAACGGTGAACTCGAGCTCGCCTTGCGCGAACTGGGCTGGGAATTTCCAGTCGCCCACACCCAAATATTGCTCCGGTACTAACCTCCGGAAGCTGTTCGCAAACATCAGGAAGCCGACCTCGTACTGCGCGTACAACCATGCTGGATTCGTACGTGCGCCAAAGCCCGTGGTTACCGGGACCGCAATTTCCGGCTCGATGAACTGCGGTATTAGCTGTCCGTTTAACACCGTGAAGGTATTAAAGCGCAAAGGCTGCTGATCTATTCCGAATGCAATGCCCCTATAAGGTCCTTCCCAGGAGTATCCGGTTATACTCTCATTTCCTAACTCGTATTTGCCGGTTGTTAGGTATTGCAAGTCCTGATGCACATTAAGCTCGTCGCGGAACACGTTGAGTTGGGTCTGCGCGCCGATGAACTTAGCAATGGTGCCTTTCTCCGACTCGAAGCTCTCACACAGCAGCGTCTCGTGCGCGAACACGAGTAGGTACTGCAAGAAGCTGAACGTAAGATTAGCATCCGGCACGGTACTATCATTGACCGGCACATCGATCATCTGTACGTCCCCGTTGCACATTTGCTCGAAAGTTCTGCCCTGGTTAATTTTAACTTTGAAGCCAGAGTGAAGGAAGAGCTGACTACGAACATCACAGTTGCTAAGATATAATAGTTGTTTTTGTAAGCTATCTTGCACCGCTACATAGCTATTCTGGAAGGCCGAGCGCATTTGCTTGCAGCAGACCTTCGGGCCACGTCCGCGCAGCGTGCCTAACCTCGTGATGTATTCAGTGGTGCCAACTTGCGCTATCTGTCCGAAAGTGCCGCAGGAGTCGGTATCGTTGATGTACTCAGGTAGCACCAACGATTGGCCTAGCACCGGCCTCTCCACCACTACGTTCCGTTGTTGATCTGAAATTGCGTTCTCAAATACCCCACCATCGAGCGTATCATTGAACGGAGCCCTCCGCATAATGAGGGTAGTAATTTGTCCGACTAATCTATTATTATCCCTGTTCGCAAAGTCCACGGCCTGAACAGGAGTTACAATACAGTCGCCCATATTTAGTTAGTTAAAAGGGAACAAAAAGACTGAGGTTTTTGAAATTGCCACGAAGAGCAATTTCACCGACGGACACCCGTTGGCCCCGGCGGCGGGCTTGAGAACTGAAATCGGCAGCCAGCTCCCGATACTGCGGTGATGAGTTAAAGGCCGCCCTGGCTAAAAAGCAACAAAAAAGTTCTGGGGAACAATAACATGTTCCACAAGCGTTGCGCAGAGGCAAATTGCCTCGACCCCCTTGGCAATCAGGCACTTACGCAAGCCAGGAACTTTTGGCGAATGTGTTGACGGGCGGAAGCGTCCTTAACGCCATGCAATAGGGCGGGGCGCACCCCGTTCTTGAGCACGCCTTCGAGCTGTTCGTAGGTAATGGTCGGGCAACCGTAGAGCTGGAAGACATAGTTGCTGTCGCAGGACAGGGCGATATAGGCCGAGCGATGCCAGAAATCCCAGCCCTGCAGGCCAGGGCCGCCGTGCAACGTGGGGTGCCGGTTGTAAAAATCTGTGCGGAAGATGGCGTTCCCGTTCAGATGCAAGTGGTCAGGGCTGTGCATCTGGTGCCAGTGGCCGACCGCCTCCTTGCCCAGGCCCTTGGCCCGCTCCCATTCAGCCGAGAGCACATCCAACCAGTCTGAGAGCATCGGCACACAATCGGGTTCAAAGAGCAGGAAGGCTTCGTTCTGACAGATCCCCTGAGCGTGCAGAATGCTCATCTCCATGAAAGCCGACATCGCCAGAGCGTTGCAGCCCTCGGCGTGGCCGGTCGCGAAGTTGCGGGCCATAAAAGCTTTGTAACGTCCGAACTTTCGTTTGGCGCGTTCCTCAAAGGCGCGCACCAGCGCCGGCTCGGGGCAATCGCGCCGGTAACAGAGGAAGAATTCCGTATCAGGCCGCTTCTCCGGTTCCAAGTCACAGATCAGATCGACCAGCTCGCCGGTCGCGGTCAGGTCCAGCGGGCAACATTGCAGGCAAAGGCTTATCATGCTAGAATGTGCCCTCGATTAGTTTGTACAACTGCATAGATCATTCGCGGGCTCTGGCTGAGTAGCCAGAGCCTCTTTTTATATGTAGCCAATTTCTGGCGACATTTCACATCACCTCCCTTTAGGGCAGCACCAGCAAGTCATGGGCGTGATGGCCTGCACGTATCCACTCCTCTGGGAACGGCACAAACTTCTGGTAACCCAGGCCGCGCAGGTATTCATAGAACTGTTCATCGCTGACCCCGGTCATAGGCAGGAAGTTCTCGCTAAACTCCATAAAGATGACCGGATGCCAGTGCCTGACTAGCTTCTCGGCCCCGTGGATCACATCCCACTCGCCGCCTTCGACATCGATCTTGATAAAGCAGATCGGTTCGTCCTCGGGGATAATGAAATCCAGGGTGGTCATTTCGACCTCGATCCGCCGCTTGCAGTCAAAGACGTTCGGTAAAACCGTGTTGGAAGCGTAGTTCACCGGGTTACAGAAAAATTGGACCACACCCCGGTTCGCGCCCGCCGCGTAAGGCAATAGCGTGCAGACCGCGCCGTCCGGGTTGTCCGTTTGCTCTTTATTGATGTTATGCTTGAGCACCGGGAAGATTTCCGGGTGCGGCTCGAAGCTGTAGACCTTGCCGCCGCAGCCCAGTTTGCGCATAATCGGAATCGAGTGCGTGCCGATATGCGCCCCCACATCAATCGCCGTGCCCCCAGGCGGCAGGTAGGGCTCAATAAACTGAAAGGTAGGCAACCCGCCTACGTCAACGTCGATCACGCCCCGTTGCGCCACCAGGGAACTGTGCCCATCCCGCACATCATCGGATAAGACCATCCAGCCACTGGGTAGAAGGCGGTGCCCCAGGCGCTCTGGATAGCTTCGTTCCAGCAGCCGATCCATCTCAGCTTGGTGATGGTGGTCCCAACCCCAGCTCCAGTACTGTTTGACCGGCCAGGATGGCACCGTCTCAATGTCGCGAAAGACGTACCGATGCGGATCGTGCAGATGGGCGAAGAAGCTGAGCACATTGAATTCGCACATCTTATATGGATGCGCGGCAAAGGTCGCTGGGCTATAGGGCACGTCGCTATAGAGAGCCTCAAAGACAGTGGTGCCGGTTTTGCGGCGGATAAACGTCCGCAGATCACGGAGTGTACTGGCGTGAAACGTGAACGGAAACCGCTGCATGTAATCGCGGTCGGGCCGAACCCCCAGCCAGCGTTCCATAATCGGCCCCCACATCCGGCGCGGCATCATGATCGTGTCAGGACCGCTCTCCTGATAGTGCCGATACCAGATTACCGGCTTGCCGTCTTCGATCAGATCGGAGCCTCGCAAAGGTTGTACGAGCATACTATCAGCGTCAATAAAGCTGACATAGTCCGCTGGAGAGTAGCTGTCGGCGGTGAGCACGAGGTAGCCGGCAAACTGGTTCCCGTCCGGCCAGGGTTTTTCGAAGTGGAACTTGACTCGTGAACTGAACCCCCAGGTGCTCACTACCCCCCTGCAGTCTTCATTCGCCAAGACATGGATCTCGGAATCGGGTTCGGTCCAGAACCGTTCCAAAAACCGCAGGCAATAAGAGCAGAAAGACAGATCGCCGTAATGCACGCGCACAAAGAGGTCAACCCTTTTACGTGCCGCCGGCACTCGCTCTATGTCGGCCATATCGGCCTTCTGGTCCTCGGTCATCACAGCGCGAGTTTTGGTTGCGTGTGCTCCGGCAGGAAAGCCATGTTGCCGATATGCGGACAGATCAGTTGAGTATCCAGCCAGATGGGAATGGAACAGGCTTTGACCCGCTGACAGAAAGCTTCATCCTCACCCTCATCGCCCAGGGGCTGGAAGAAACGCCAGGGTGCAAACTCCTCCTGGGGAGCAAGCTGGGGAAACTTCCGTTGCACCTCTATGAACACTTCGCGATGAACCAAGCAACAGCCGAATGCGATCCAGTCGACCTCGGCCAGCCCCCGTGCGCTAGAGCGCCGGATCTCGTTGGACAACTGTTTATCTTCATGACTCCGAGGATGCACGTCAGGCTGAATAACGAGGCTGCCGTGATAGTTACGGCTTGCGTAGACCCCGCCTACGATCGGCTTTGAATGACCCAGGAGCCGATCGAGCACGTCGAAGTTGCAGCTTTCTTCTGGTATCACCTCGCTACGGCTGAGCCAGCGATACCAGTCTTTATTCGCGATCGGCCCTGCGATATCGGAATCCAGCCACAGGCTCCAGTTAGCTCCTGATTCCAGAAAACGTTTTGCCAGCATGTTGCGGCTGCGGGCGATCATGGTGTCGGCCTGGACATCGAAACCGAGCTCGTACTTTTTGGCTAGGTAAAGAGTAGTCCAATGCCAGGGCAGCGTCGGCAGGCCCAGGACCGGCGAACAGACTATCACCGACCGCTTGCCTCGGGTCGGCAGGCTTTGCGTCCAACCCTCTTTGCCGTTCGCGGCGAAGTGTGGCTCGAGCTCGTCAAGGATCATGTCTTTTACGCCCGGTGCGCGCTTCAGGAATTTCAGGATGGCTTCCAGGGGAATCGTGCCCGGGTTCTGTTGCCATTTTTTCAGGGTCTGGTCGCTGCGCTCATAGAACTGCTGCGCCTTTTCGCTTTTTTCGCCACCTAACTCCCAGATATGCGTGAGGATTTCCTTAGCCAGATCAAGCTCGCGCTTCTTGGGTGGCTCCGGTTCCTGGGGCGGCTCCGCGATCCCGGTCGGCGGCGTTGTCTGCGCGGCTGTCAACGGGTTTGAGACGGTGCGGCTGACCGGCGACCCAGGCATTTCAACGTACGTTCCGATTGACGTACGATTGGCGTGGCTGGGCGGCACCACGGCCACCTGGGGCGAGGGCGGCTGGTTCGGGTTGGGCGGGGGCACCACTGCTATCTGGCCTCGGCCCACCACCTGTTGCACCACGGTGCCTTCAGGGATGGGCACACCCTGGGGTATCTGACCTTGTTTCCCAGGCGGAATGCCCATCCCTGGGGCGTATAGCTCCTGCATCGGGACTGGCCCGCTACTTTTCCCGGCATACTTGGCTTCGAGTGCGGCGGCATCAGTGGTAATCATTGGTTTCTATCGACCTCCCCCCAGAATGAATCGAAGGCTTTGCGCGGATCGGACAAGTCCTTTACCGACAGGCCGCCGTTCTTTGCCGGCTGACTGCTGGTCGGCGGCGTGCCGGTGGTGTGCGTGATCTTCCGGCGTGCGCCGGTGATCTTGTCGAGCTCCTGGCGCAGCCGGTCGCGCTCGATCTTGACGGTTTTAAGCTCACTTTGCAATTCTGTGTTAAACCCCTCCAGCAGCTGGGCCCTGGTGGCTTCCACGCTGGCCCGTACCCAGGCGCGGGGCCCGTTAGCCGAGATATCTTTCATGGTGTTTTGAAAGAACGTGTTGAGCTTGGTGAACCGCTCGTTGTGCTGCTCGATTGCTTTGCGCTCGTCAGGGCTCTTCGCGGCGGCGACATCCCTGGGCAGCACTTCCTGAATGCGCTTCTCCTGTTCACCGATCTCGGCCATGATTTCATCTTGGACTCGCTTCTGGGTCAGCTGGGTCTTTTCGGTGATCCAGTTATCGAAGCTGGACTTGTCCTGGGTGCGCCGGTGGATCTCGGTATCACGGTCCTTCTGCAACCCCAGGAGCTTGGTGACAGAGTTTAGCAAGGTGGCCCGGTTCAGTTCGTCAGGCACTCTATTAACCACCGATTGCAACCACCATTCCCGGGTGAGAGCATCCGGTTGGTAGTTAGCCTTGATATAGGCCGCCCAGTTCTCGGCGGTCATTCGGTCAGAGGCCAGCATTGGTACCGCCTCGTCCAAGATCGCCTCGAACTGCTGGCGCACCGGCGCGTGGAATTTGCTGATGAACTCCGGGTCACTAACAAAATCGAACCGGCGGCGAACACCGGCGGCATGTTCATAGTCGGCTTTGGTTTCGGGCGTCCAACTGTTTTGGCGGGCCTCGGCCAGCTGGGACTCCAGCTGCTTTACCTTGTCACTCTCGGCCTGGAGCTTGGCCCGGTCATCCATCCACATCGTCTTGATGTTGCGGAACTGGTCTTGGATCTCGGGCTTAACATTGGGATCGCGCAGCTGGAGCTTGCTGATGTCATCATCGGTGACTGCCGGTTCAGATTTCGGCGGTTCCGGCAGTTTTCTCTCCGGTTGTTTTTCAGCCGGGGCTGCTTTTGTTTCCTGGGCCGCCCCGGCCTGTTCTGCGGGCGCAGGAGGTGCGTCGGTGGCGGTGTCCTGCTCCTGCCAGAAGTCGTCAAAGCTTTTATTCAGGTCGCCCAGCTGGGCTGCGTCCGCGCCGGTATCAACCGTGACGGTTTCCGGCACCGTGGTTGAGGTAGGTTCGTCTGGCATATCAGTCTTTCGTCATGTCTATAGGTGGCCGGGCAGGCTGTTCTTCGGCCTGCGCTGTGCGGGTCGCCGCGATCTCGCTGAAAAAGGCTTCATAGCCGGCAGCATAGGCCCCGGTCAAGGCCGCCGTGGACCGGCCTTTGTCGATGACCGTGCGCGGCTTGCGCAGCAATAAGACACCTAGCCATTTGCGACCCAGGGGCGAATTCAAGAATTCGTTCACGCTCGCAGCCTCGCCCGGCGACCAGGGAATACCGGGCACGTTCATGGGCCACCTCCTGCGGCTCCTGGCTGCGGCAGCGGCGGCACGTTGCCGTTACCGCCGCCCAGCCCAGGCGGCCCACCCATGCCGGCGGCGTTCGGCCCATGCGGAATACCCATTGGGCCCATGATACCTGGGGGCCCGCCACCGGCCATGGGTGCGCCCATCATGCCGCCCTGTTGGGCCATCATCTGCATCTGGGCGGCCATCATCTCGGCCTGGGTGACCTTCTGCACCAGCTGGTTGAGCATTTTCTCCAGATCTTTCTGTTGCAGGATCTGCGGTTTCAACTGCCTTTCATTCGCGCCTTGCTGCATCATGGCCTGGAGATGGGCTTCGCCGTGTGTAGCGCCCAGTTTAAGCGCGGTTAGTAAATCTTTGGGTACTTGTATCGGCGGCATCTGGCTGGCAATCCGCAGGTGGTCTGCCACCGCCGGAATCAGGGTCTGAAAATGTTGCATATGCGGGTCCCTTTGGGAAACCTGCACACCTATACCGGAGCTTAACATCGTGGCCCACTCCATCTGTTGAGCCCTTTGAGCCTCGATGTCGGAGGTCTGCTGCGGCTGCGGCACAAAGATTTCCTTAGTGGTTTGGAAACCCACCATCCGGTTGGAAGCTAGCTCGTCCAGCTTGCTTTGATCAAAATTCGGGTTCCCCTTCGCCATCTGATAAAACTGAATCAGCTTCATGTCGTCCGATGGACTTCCGGCGTCGGTCGAGGCGTCGGTGGCGGGCTGGTGCGCGAGAATGATAATCTCCTGAATCGACATGCCGTCATCCATCAGGCGGATCACCGTCTCGACACTCTCCGGGTCGGCCTGATCCATGTCCGGGGCGCGCACAAACTGGTCTTTGGTGTCCGTGTCGACGTCCATCATGGCGTCGTAGAGGTCCTGGGCGATCAGGGTCTTGCCCTTGTCGGAGGCCTCCAGGCGCGCTTTGCGCTGCTTCACCGCCGCCCGCAGGTTCTCGGTGGAATAGATCCGGCGCTGAATGCTGCCCACACCTTTGCAAAACTGCACCCACCAGCGATTCATCATGCCAGCCTTGACTTCCTCCTCTTTGACCGCGTCGATCGATTCTTTGGTCGCGGTCTGGATGGTCTGGCCGTTGTTAGAGATCTGCTGCTGGTCTGGTAGGAACGCGCCTGCTATAATTTCGGCGGTGTTAGTTAGTTTCTGGTCTAACCCCAGCCAGTTGTTAATATCGACTCTGAATTGCTGCATCAGCAATTGGAAGCCCTCCGGTATCACCATGAAGGGCGAGCGGACATGCGGCATCAGCCGGGCGATAATGGCTTCCTCGGCCTGACCGATCAAGAGCCCGCTTATGTACATCGCGTCGATGAAGCTCATGCGGGCTTTCTCAGTTGCCAGAGAAATGTTATAGAGCAGTCGCCCAATGCCCTTGCTCCCGAACAGCCGGCAGTTGCCCGGCTGGAAACTGAACAGTGTGATCACATCAGCCATCGATACGGCCACCGCCTCGAAATACGCCAGCTCGTACGGGTCATCGGGTTGCGGCAGCGGGTCATCCTTGCCCAGGGCCGTAATGCTAGTCGCCGCCGCGCTACGCTGTTTCTCCTCGGGCCTGCGCCCGCTGTTGGACCGCTTGGCCGCGTTGCGATTGACCCACCAGTGATCCACGCTATCATCGTAGCATTTCACAAAAACGTGGGCCGTTTCCACCATCTTGCTTGACCTGTGAAACGAATAGTAAAGGTTCCCTTCCCGCACCATGTCCGAGAGTTGCCGTGGGTTGTACACGAAGGAATCATACGGTGGGGCCGCTTTCTCAATGGCTCCCTTCAGGTTCTCAACATTGTAACCGGCTTTCTCAGCCGCGTCGGCATCCTGAATGATGTCACAGCATTCATGGATGTAATAGTTCGCTTTGACCACAAACAGCGGCAGCTTGTCACTCAACTGCGGAGCCTGCTCATCGAACAACAAATCCTCTTGCCGGAACGTTTGCGGACGCCATTCGAACTGGTCCATCTGAACGGAGCCAGTGTAACCATACAACACGTTCTCGGACGCCACCTGTTCAACGAAATCGATCCACCCGTTCCACGATCTGATTTGCTCGCTGGTCCGCTCCCTGAACTTCTGAGTTTTTGCGGTCGAATCGACAAAGCTGTCGGGCAACCGGCTCGCGGTAAGATATTTCATACCGTGAACCGCGTCGGTGAGACGTGGTACAACACGATCAACGAACGTTGCCAATACCAAGGTCGAGAAGTTTGCACGCCAGCCCTGGCTGTTGGCATCCAGCTTTTTCTGGTCGAACGGACTGCTGCCGTTGTAGGCGTCGGCCAGGAGCTTGTTACGGTTGGCCCGTGCCTGATTATCGCGCTGCAAACGAGTGAAGACCTCGTAAGCCTGCTGGGCGCTGGTGATCGGCTTGTTTATGACCTCGGTGGAGTCATCAGCGAACTCTGGTTTGTTGAACCTGCCCATCTGCTCGCCACCAAAAGATGCAGTTAATGAATCGCTAGCCATTGTTAGGAGGAGCCTTCCAGCAGTGTGCTGGCGGCGGGTTTTCGGAAGTTGAGTGGGTATCGGTCAGCCAGACGGCCATCTCGTTCAGGTGCCCAAATACGCGACAGGAGTGTAATTGCCGGTCATAGGGCGTGCGCAGATTGCCTTTCATCTGCTGGATGCGGACCAGCACGTTGTCGTTACAGGGCATGCAGGGTGTCTGCCACTGGACGTTCTGCTGACACTGGGCGCAGATCTGGGCGCGGTGCCCGGCTACGGCGAGGTCGACAAAGGTGTTACGCTGGGCCGCCGCCTGCGCGATCCAGTTGGCCGCTTTGTCGATCGGCGTTTTGTAGTTAGTCACCCCGATACCGCCTGCGCGGGCCTGGGCCGGGGCGGTGTTTGCGTCGGCGCAATTCTGCCGGAAGTTTTTGCAGAGGTAATCCTTGAGGTCGACCCGGACGGCCTCAATCGTGGCGCTCTCGGCTCCGCACAGGTCGAGGTGCCGCCTGCGGAAATCGAGCATATTCTCCAACAATTGCTCGAAAGAAAAGCCGGTGATCTTGATTGCCTGACCGCTAGAGAGACTTTGGGGATAGTGCCAGCCGCCGGGACAGACCACCGAGGTGATCATACCGAACTGGACAGACATCTCTAGGCCGGGATACCGGGCTTTTTCGGACCACCAGAAACTTTTGTTTTGGAAAATGCCGCCACTGATTTACCCGCCTTGCCGGAACCGCTCTTAAACTCTGGATGCGCCGGGTTGCCCTTCGCCTTGGTTCGGTCCAAGGTGGATTTAGCCGGGTAGGTCGCCGCCATGTGCGGCACCGGCTTACCGGCACTGGACTTGGTTGAGGTCACCTTCGGCGTGAACCCGCTGCGCTGGCCGCCGCCGCCCACGGTCGGGCCCTGGCTGGATTTCTTGCTGAACGCTGGAATGCTTCTAGGCATAGGTCAAAGAGAGAGAAAGGGAACGCTTGAGGTGAACCTATACGTCACCAGCAAAAAAACCTCCAGATGAAATAACCGATCACGGCAATGAGCAGAGCATCCATCAGAAACTCAAAACTCCGGTTCGCTTTCATAAATCCTGGGAGAAATCTATATAGGCCGTCCGTTCACGCGGTCCCAGGTTGGCGTCAGGCCCGCTGAACCTCGGTGGCCGGGTCGATCCGATCATGCTAGCTTTGTCTGGTCCGTTGAGCGCGCACCCATGCACCATCTGTACAACTGCATCGGCAATATCTGGACTCCAGCCGAGACGTTTACGGAATTCTTTTTTGGGCTCGAGCCGTATCCTCGGTTTACCAGTCGTCCCTTTCGTCGCCGGTTGATAGCGGCGGCCAGAGAGTTCTTTGAAAAGCTGTGCGGTCTGCACCTGGGGGTGGAAAGCGATGAACCCAAACTCAAGGTATTTCCGCGTCCTGGCGTACATTTCAGTGTCGATTCCATCGTAGATTTCGACCGCAAAATCATGGTCATCACTCAAGAGCTTGCGTTGGCCCGACTCGCTCCCCCACATTATACCCCGGATACTACCGGCCCACTGCTCGCAGAGGGCATCATGGACCCCAGTGCCTACACCCGTCCGATCACAAGTTATCCAATCGGGATGTATGTTGAGGCCCTTGCAGCGGATCTCAATGGAACTTGCCAAGGCGATCGTCTTCTCCTTTGGCAGTTCGTAATACTGGTTAACCTGCACGCAATAGCGGGCTTTCTTCCAGAGCACCGGCGTTCCATTCAGCGGCTGAAAACCGACGGCTTTGCCATAGCTGCCCGTCGCCAGGACGATCCGGTCGCCGCCTTCAAAGGCCAAGTCTATACCCGCGCAACCGACTACCCGGCCCTGGAAGATAAACTGGCCTATGACTGCTTCGAGGAGCGAGTAGGGGATCAAGGTATTCTGGAGCGCGGCCAGCGGGTACATCCCGCGCCCAAACGTGAGGTATTTCGGGCTCTGGCCGCCCAGCTCGAGAGCGAATTTCTCAAACCCTTCCCAGGTGAGAAAGCCCGGGAACACTAACTTCTTCTCGATGACATTCTCACAGTCGGCTCCATCTAACCTAAGCACATTCCAACGCTCCGAACTAACCCATTCCTTATCTGTGTCCATGTTGAGCGTGGTCCAGCCAGTGTTAGGCTCAGCCAGTTGGGCGAGTTTAGACGTGACGTCACGCGGGTTCGTCGCGCAGGCGACTTTGACTGCCTCGGCTCCCCAACCCGATGCCAGCAGGTTAGCCACGCCTTCCCAGACGCCGCTGGGGATCTCCTCGGCCTCGTCAAGTAAGGCGCGCACCCGCGACATCGAACCGAAAATCGGGTGGGGTTTATGGCGCGGGACGGGGTGGTAACCCTGCAAAACACCCCGACCGTCCTCCCCCTGGGGGATCGCGACGAGAGTGATCGCACTATGACGATCTTTGGGATTGAGCCCCACAAAACCATCCATGGAAAGCCCTGGTAACGGGATAAGTGCGGCCTGATATAGTCGTTGCAGCGTCGAGAAGCTCTGCGATTTCGCATGGCCTGAAGTCGTGCT